TTCGTTAGTTGATAATGGATTATATGTAGCATCCATCATGTTTTGTCCACCACCGGTTTGTGTAGGAATCCTGCGTTGATGGATTTCATTTTTAACACGGTCGACATAGGCCATGGCCATGTGTGTGGGCATGTTACCTACGTCAATCTTAAAGATACGGCGTTCCGGAGCACGTTGTATACGATAGATAATGATAGCGTCTTCAAGTAGTTCTTTTTGTTTAAAGATCTTAAAAATACTTTCTAATACACTGTTACCAAATGGCCAGTTTAAGTCTAGACCTTCTGTAAGTGATATATGGACCACATGTTCTGCATCAATCACAGCTTCATTTTGCGCATGGCTAAAACGGCTACCACCACTGTAGGGCGTCTGTGGTTGTACATAAGCACCACTCGGACCACCAACTTGTGGATGATTAATAAATGTGTCGCTAGAACTTAAGGCTGTGGCTGTCAAGTTCATAAAGTTGATGTTTAGATCTTTGATAATATACTGTTCTGGTTTTTTACCTTCAGCTTCGTTAACGATAACTTTAACCACTTTGAACATCTCTGTCCAAAATAGTTTAAATGTTTCAGGATCACGTAGGAAAACTTGGTCGCCATATTTAATAGTGTTACGTACTAGTTTAAACAGGCGTTTGTTAAGATCATTTAGACTGACCCATTGTTGCAGTTGATCTTTGAGTATATTAACTTCGTTGTCTGTGGGATCTTCTTTGAAGAATAAATCAAAACCTGTACCGTTTTCAACATTAGTCTGGGTCATAAACTCAGCAAGGATGTCTAAGGCAGCATTGACTTCACTGTCCATGTCCATCTGTTCATATTGATTATAACGTTCTGTGCGGTTTGGGTGACCGATGTAGACTTCTGGTAGTTGGCTAGCAAAGTTACGATAGCCAGCATCTGGTAAGTTGTTATTGCTACCACTAATTGGGCTCATTGAGCCAGAATTATTAGCAGTTTTAAAGTATTTTTTCCATGCCATGTTTAAGTTCCCTAGATGCAGTATTTATCAGCTTACATGCTGTGCTGTAAAATTCCTGAGGTTAGGCTATTAGTATCTCGCATGGTTCTGAGTATTTCGGTTAAGATACCACTTTGTTGATGTACTGCGGCTGTTAGTGCACCGGTGTCCATACTGACTGGTATACTGCGATTGTCTGATAATGGAACTACTGCTTCTGTGCCATGTAAGGTAGCTGGATATCCACTCTTTGGTCCTTCTGCGATACCACCATCATCAAATCCCATCATCGAACCAAGTGCACCAGCCGTTGTAACCGCACCACCACCTGTCATCATACTAGTACCTGCAGCTATCATCGGAACTCCTACTGCTGCTCCAAGACCAGTAAGTGAAGCGGCTCCTCCTAATAATGCCGTTAATGCACCAAGAGCAGTGACTCCCAATCCTACATTTGTTACACTTTCACTTATTTTAGGTGTGCCGCCTCCGCTACCAACATTACTAACTGCTTTCCTGACACTAGCTATCACTTCATTGGATACTTTACCAAAGTTAATAATGCTTGGAGTTAATATATCTTGGATGGAGATCTTTAATGCTTGAGCCTGACGTTCAACTCCGATCAATTCGCCTTGTAGTCCACCTTGAGAACCTGCTAGAGTTTCTGCATCTTGTATTGCTTTGTTTATATTACGAGAATTAGCTTTAAATGAATCCTGTTGTTGCTGATCGTATGCTTGACTAATTTCTGCCAAATCGCCTGTGGCAATAGTCAGTCTGCTCAATGCTGTTCCAGTGGCACTTGTTCCTTGCTGGAATCGATCATTTAACATAGCGGTGCCATTCGTAAGATCTTGCATCGAAGTGCGACCAGACATTAAAGCATTTGCAAAATCTCTACCTGCGTCAGCACCACCAGTCAAGTTTGCGGCGACATCTGTAACAGCACCATTCAATACTGTTGCTTGGATAGCGGCTCGACGATTGCTTTCACTCATTAAACTCATTGCTAGTTCAACACGCTTTGGTAATCCTGGATCACCAGTACGTTTAGCTATTTCATTTACCTTAGCTTGGAAAGCATATTGTTCTGCTTGTTTTTTAGCTGCATCTTGGCGAGCTTTATATTCTTCGCCCATGATATCTGCTACAGCTCGCATATTTTTAGCAATTTCTAAAGTAGCAGTAGCTACTTGTCCATTTGTTGCTGTAGCACCGGTGCGTTTTAGATCGCTAACAACCTGTGCTGTTAGATTGGCCTGCTCTTCAAATCCCAAACCTAGATTTAGCATTTCAGTCTGAAGTGTTTGTCCGCTCTTGCCTATCTGCACAGCAAAACGGCTAGTAACATTACCAACGATCCTAGCACCTTGTTCTACAGTATAACCAGCTCTGGCTAGATCACTGCTATTGTTGCTAATCACGTTTGAAAATTGATCTACAGTCAATCCAGCGTTTCTAGCATACACACGCAGATCATCCATGCCGCGACCAAATAATGCACCTGCTGATGCCGCTGTATTAAATGCTTTGATTTGTTTTTCAGCTTCTGTAGCCAGTAAATTGATACCTTCTTTAGCGGCTGATGTAACTGCTGATGTAAAAAACTCTAATGCTGTTGATGCTAGTGCCACCTTACTGCCTAATTTGGCACTCTTACCACCAGCGGCCATCATAGCAGTACCCATCGTTTCACCAGTTTTCGCTATTCCAGTGAATACACTCTGAGTAGAATCTAATGCAGTCCCCATTAGATCAGCGGCTAATTTAACTCCACTGCCACCACCTTGTAGGCTATTAACTAAGGTTTTTGTAGCATTGAATAACCCCTTGACTAGAGTTACCCCAAGTATTTTACTAAAGTCTTCAGAAGCTTTTTTGTTGGTGTCTGTCAGGAATTTTTGTGCTAGGATATTGCGTTCAATTTCAAGTTTCTGACGTTTTAGTGGATCTGTGACATCATCGATGTTTTGATTAAGTCTTTTTAGGTCTTCACCTAGATCAATGTATTGCTTGCGACCTTTTTTCAACTGTTCGTTTAGGTCAGCAAACTTTTTATTAGTCGCGTCAAGTAATTCTTTTTGCTTCTGCTGTTTCTTTTGAGCATCCGTGAGATTTTTATTGGTATTACTGATATTTTTACCAAACTCACCCATACCTAGTTTTTCAAAGGCAGCGGCTAGTATCTCGGCTAAACGTTCTTCATCCATTAATTAAACACCCAGTTTATCGTCTATAAATACTTTACAAGTATATACTATTTATTGGAAAAATAACCATGACTCAATCAAACCCATTAGCTAAACATTTTCGCCAGCCTGCGATCTATTTAAAGCTACCTAGCCAAGGACGTTATTGGTCCGATGACGCATTAACACTAGGTGCTACAGGTGATATACCAGTATATCCCATGACCACCAAAGATGAGATCACTCTGCGCACACCCGATGCATTGATGAACGGCACAGGAGTAGTTAGTGTTATCCAAAATTGTATCCCAGCTATCGCAGATGCTTGGTCTATGCCCAGCGTAGACGTTGATGCTTGCCTTATAGCTATACGTATCGCCAGTTACGGCCCTGACATGAATGTAACCAGCAACTGTCCAAAATGCAATCATGCTAACGAAAATACAGTTGATCTTACCAATGCTTTAGAGCAGATCGCCATGCCTAACTATGATAATGTGTTAAAAGAAACTGATCTAACCATCAAGTTAAAACCTCAAACATATTTTGCATTGAACAGAAGCAATACCATATCATACAAAGAACAGCGTATATTAGATGTCTTGAGCAAAGACGATGTCACACCCGAAGATCGCGAACGTAACCTCAAAGCAGTCACAGACGAGCTGATCGAACTTAATGTGGATACCTTGACTGCCAGCACGGAATATATCTTGATGAGCGACGGAACTAAAGTAACACAATCAGAATTCATCAAAGAGTTCTATTCAAATACCAGCGGTGCATTAGTTAAAAAAATACAAGACAAACTAGCAGAAATCGCAGCATCAGCAGGGCTACGTCCTTATAAAAATGTCTGCACAGAATGCGAGCATGAGTACCAAACAGATGTGACGTTCGACTACGCAAATTTTTTCGGACTCGGCTCTTAGCTCTCAGCAATGAGGAAATTGTCGGCTATATCGAACAGCTTGACAAAGAGGTAAGAGCCTTAAAAGAAGATGCCCTCAGGATGTGCTGGTATATGCGCGGTGGGCTCAGCTACGATGACAGTATGCTATTAAGTAAATCTGAACGCGATATCATAGGCGAAATTATCAAAGACAACTTAGAAACAACCAAAAAATCTAAGATGCCGTTCTTCTAAGAAGTGTAATTTATCCCAATCCTACAGTCATTAAACTCCATTACTATTGAAGTCTAACCGATTTAAATAGTTTACCCATTGCGAAAGCAGTGTTGGTTTTAACGGAGGTCCAGATAATGGATATCTTAGCAACAGTAAAGAAATGGTCAGGTGCTATCGCTGACACAGCAGTAAGTGTACTAGCACTACTAATCGTATTAGAAGTGTTACTCAAAGGCGCAGCATTACCTTTCTTGCCAGCAGTAGACGTTATTGGTAACGTTACATCTATCGTCAAAACACTAGGCGGTGAAGGTGTTGTTGGTTTAGTGGCAGTATGGGTACTGTATTCTATTTGGAAGAACAAATAAGTCTTTAGTTCTTTTTGGTATAAAGCAAGCGTGATTATTCATTTATTCACGCTTTTTTATTGACTCCGTTTTAAGATGTCTACGACATCTGCATTTTCGCTCGCGCTCAATGCTTTTCCTTCTAAGCTATAAACTTTGAACTTATGTTGCTGTTCTTGCTTTATCTAGATCCTTCAGTCACAATTTACCTGTCCGAGGCAAATTGCAACGATGAACTTTATCTGAGTCCTGTTCGCACACTAACTAAAAGAGATTGTAATCACATACACGGAGGCGGTCAGCCGGTACCCCCTACTCTAGATTTATCTGGCGGTAGCATCCTATAGCCGTAGTTAGCCAACTAAGGATAGCTCTCGGGTCGGTTTGTTTCGGAGCCCGAATCTTTTGGTTTTTACACCTAATTGATTGCCTTGTCGTCCTGTGTGCAGTCTTCTCTACACGTTCCAAGTAGGCATAACCTACCATCTCCTCAGGACACAGAAATACATCTGCATCATTGACTGTTATTTGTTAATTTTTAAATCTTTAACGGAATTCTTACCTAGTTTAATCTGTATGATGCCGTTGTAGTTGTCTTCTCTCAACAACACGCCTTCAGTAAATTGGTAATAGGCTTCCAAGTAGTTAGTTTCGCCACGTGACTCACATAGATGTATGATTTCACGAGTGAACTTGTCCTTGCCTAGTGTGTCGATATCTGA